AGGAGTTGGGGACTCCTTGCCTTAAGAATTGTACATTTTGGAATGTGTACCATTTGGCGAACCTGGGCGACGACCGGATACCTCACGAAAGCTACAGCCTCCAAAAAATTTATTTTTCTACGAAAAAAAAGTTTTTTTTTAAAAGGTCGCAATTTTCAAACCATTATATAATACAAGCGGATTACTAAAGGGGAGGTGGGCTCTAATCCGTTTCCTTCAAAAGTACACATATTTAACGATTTTTATTATAATATGCCATATAATGAAAACGGTTATAATTAGTTTTTATCAAATCCGGTATAAGAATGAGGGTTTAAAGAATATCTATCAGATAACGCGCCCATATCTAATATAGAAATTGGATCTCCGGGATGTCTATGACGGTTAGTAACTTTCTGCCACGGTAACGAAATATCAGGTGAACCGTATGTTTCATAAGGTATCTTATATTTATTACCTAATACGCCAACAATTGCACCACCTAAACTATGACCGTATAATTTAGCGGGTTTATATAACTTCAATAATTGTTCAGCTTTTTTATATCTATCGGTTGTATGTAATAAACCCAGTGGTATTTTAACATCTGTAACTAAATCTCTAACATCAAAGGGATCCGTACCAGCTATAAATAATGAACTATTACTCGAATCATAATAATATTGATTATTATGATTGCCATAAGCTTTATTAAAACCTTGTTCAATAGTAGTTACGGGGCGTTCAATTTGTCACGCCATAGTAGACGGAAGATTTCCTTCACCATCTAAAACTGTAGCATGATTTTCAATAACGTTTTTATTAGCTGGCGGCTGCGTATGTACAATAGATGATAAAATACTATTAGCCGGATAACGCAAAGCATATTGAGCATTAATAACCCCTAAATAAGTATTAGCTGTACTAGTATTATCAAAACGTAAAATTAACGTAGAATGTGTAAAATTAGTAGAACCATTAACAAATGCTAATTTAGCACTAGTAATATCAGGAAAACCAGTTGTATAAACTTTCCATTCTTCGAGATTTGACATAGAAGAAGGGATTAAATGAAATTTGCTATTGTCTGCATCACCGATAAATTTACTGGCACTATGTAACTTAGCGCGTGAATTACTATCGACCATAGTACTAATTTCATTCTGGAAATTAGCGGTAAGCTCCAATAAAAGAGTAGACGGCGAAAATTCCCATTCTAAACCATTATTAACATATAAAGAAGTTACCGACCCGGCTACATTTGTAGAAGCAGTAGTATTAATTAAACTTAATGTCATCCTACTTTGTCGCACATGTGCAGGCGCCGACGCATCAAGATCAGCAAAATTTAAAATAGATACAGCAGCAACAGCGGTTGCGGTTGCGCCAACTTGTACATAAGTCATACCGTGTACCTGCGTAGGAGTAAATTGTAAAATCATATATGTTATATTATTTGAAGTTGTAGAAGTAGTAAGCCCGGCACGCTTTGAAAAATTCGCAGTTGTAAAAACACCTAATGAGTTTGGCATTGGTAAAGCATATTCTGGGTTTTTAATAGCTGAAAAAAATGATAAAGCCTTCAATTTATCATATTCTGTACCCTTAGTAAATGTTTTATAAGACGTTCTTATTATAGCTTTATCTGAATCAGGTAAACCCATTTTAAGACGAGCAGATAAATACTTAGTAAATTTATTAGCTTTAGAAGTAGCAGACGCACCAACTCCTTTTTTAGGTCTTCCTCGCGGTAATCCAGTAGCTGCCTTTGCTTTAGCTTTTAACGGTACTCCTCTTTTCGGTGGCATTATATATTATATAATATACTTAAGAAAATAATTTTTCTAAATATTTTTTTTTCTTATATATAGTATATATAAATGAATCATTATAATTTAGATTGTAACGAGATAACAATATGTACCAAATGTATGGAAATTATAAAAGACGACAATAATAAAGATATTATAATGGACGACCCATATATTAGCAACTTTGAAAAGTTATTATCAGCAAATAATAAAATAATTAATTTATTAGATAAAGTAATACATTTGTTAAAACACAAAAAATAACATTTCACGTAAAGGGGTTCATCAGGAAAAATTACCAGATTTTGACAATAGACGCTCATAATCTGATAGTCATTCATCTTTTTCCATTATAAAACCATAATTTAAGACCATAAATTTAATACAATAAAACCATAAAATAATTTTATAATATAATTTTTATAATGTGATTTTTATCTTATAGTACCATATGATGCATTATGCGCATAGCGCAAAATGCTTTGCTTGTATTTTTACATTTATCATACGGAAATAATAAGATAATTTTATAATGCGTTTAAAATCAAAAAAAATATATAGAATAATATTATATATATATTTTATGGCAGTCGTTGGAGCAGAATATAAATTAACAGGGTTGTTTAAAAACGTGGAAGAGTGCCAACTTGGAGCAGAGGGCGGGATTGGTAATAATCAGACCAATCCCGCGTGTAATGGTGTAATTAAGAAGGAATATAAGAGCAGAAATTATATTTTTACTTTAAATAACTGGACCGTTGAGCAAAAAGCAGAAATTATAAAGTTTTTAAAGAAATGCGCAAAATATTATATTATCGGTGAAGAAATCGGAGAATTAGGAACTCCACATTTACAAGGTTATATGTCATTTCAAAATGAAAGATACTATAAAGGCATTTGCGAAGATTGCGAACCATTTAAAAAGATGTGGTCAAGATCTGCAAAAGCTAATGTCTATCACAACTTTAATTATTGTTCTAAACAAAATCATTATATTACAAATATTGATATTCAAAAATGGATTAAACAACAAAAAGGGAAATTAATAGACTTATCCGGAATCATCCTAAAAAAAGAAAATTTTTATGATTGGCAAAATACTTTCCACGATATAATATTTAATTGTAATTCAAATAGATATATTCATTGGATATGCGATAAACAAGGAAAAAAAGGAAAAACAGAATTTTTAAAATACATGACACATAATCACGGAGCTATATTTACAACAGGAGGAAAAAAAAACGATATAATGAATCTTGCAATAAATAACCGCGATTACTTCGAATATGAAAAAATAGAAAATGAAAAAAAATTCGTTATTTTCAATTTTCCTAAAGATACAGACCCAGACGCAATAAGTTATAATAGCATGGAAATGTTTTTGGACGGATTAATTTGCAACAATAAATTTGAATCAAATAGCATATTAATAAAACCGGTCAAAGTTATCGTACTTGCAAACTGTGAACCAAATATTAATAAATTAATTAAGGACAGATGGAATATATACGATATAACAGCCGATTTTAAACTAATAAATTATCAAGTTACAGCCACATTAAAATGTTGCTTTAACGTTTTTAAAAAATTGTGGCTAATGAAAAAATTTAGTGATCCAGAAATTATTAATGAACCAATAAAAGAAACTAAAGAACCATTTATTGAAAAACCTTTGAGATTAACAAAAAAATCACTAAAGAAAATTTTAGATAACCATAATTCACAATAATAAACATTGACTTCATAATAACTAACAACTTAATATATAAGGACACATAATAATTTAATACTTCATAAATTCAAAAAAATATATTTTTTGAATTTTAGAATGATTAAATTATTTTATGTCCTGATTTTATATATTAAGTAGTTATTTATTATTATTGATTAAACAATAATAATAAATAATTTAAGTATTTTTGGTGTGTGGATACATAATATAAATATTATATCTTTACCCTTATGGCTAACATTAAATTGAGCCAGTAAAGAATATTATGTATAAGGAGTTGGGGACTCCTTGCCTTAAGAATTGTACATTTTGGAATGTGTACCATTTGGCGAACCTGGGCGACGACCGGATACCTCACGAAAGCTACAGCCTCCAAAAAATTTATTTTTCTA